TGCTTAAAACTCGACATTAGAAAATTCTATCCCTCTGTTGACCACGCTATCTTAAAAACATTACTGCGAAAAAAAATTAAAGACAATGACTTGTTGTTGCTGTTAGATGAGATTATCGACAGTGCAGATGGCATACCTATAGGAAACTATTTATCGCAATATTTTGCCAATTTTTATTTGACCTACTTCGACCATTGGTTGAAGGAAACCATGCGAGTAAAATATTATTTCCGATATGCGGATGATATTGTGATACTACATGAAGAAAAACAATATCTACACGTCCTGCTCGATGAAATAAAAAAATACTTATACAATAATCTAATGCTTGATGCAAAAAGCAACCATCAGGTGTTCCCTGTTGCTGCACGCAGCATCGACTTTGTGGGCTATCGTTTTTATCATACACATACACTTCTAAGAAAAAGCATCAAGAAAAATTTTGCACGTGCCGTTGCCGCCAACAAAGGGGCTAAGACAATCGCATCTTACAAAGGTTGGGCAAAGCATTGCAACAGCAAACACTTCGTAAAAAAACTACTAACCAAAAAAACATGCACAACTTTAAAGACTTCGGAATTAAGATAGAAGCAAAAGGCTTTATAGGTGATAAGATAAGCATTGACCGTTTATTGAACAAGCCAATAACCGTGATTACATATAAAATTGAAAAATCAAAATTTAAAACAACTGAATGTCTGCATTTGCAACTTGAGGTGGACAATCAAAAGAGGGTGATGTTCATAGGCTCTTCTAACTTGATAAAGATGATAGAGCAAGTGCCAAAAGACAAATTTCCGTTTAACACTATGATAGTAAAAGAAGGCTTCACATTTCAATTCACATAAAAATTAACGATGCCAATTAATTATAAAGAATATCATCCAAAGTGGAAGCTCATTAGCAAACGAGCAGGGCTTGCAGCAGGTGGGGAATTTATGACTGTCAGCCCGGTACAAAAGCCCAATTGAAAAACTGAATTTGAAGATAACAATTAAAAGTACAATTATGAATTTCCTGCCGGAACAAAAGCCAAATTTTGACAAAAAGCCCATTGTTATTCCGTCCGCCCAACTTGCTGCAAACCAAATGTTGCCTGCTGTGCTTCATTTAACGCTAAAAAAGAAATGGTTTGATATGATAAAAGCAGGTGTCAAGAAAGAAGAATACAGAGAGCTAAAGGATTATTGGTTTGATAGGCTAACAGAAGATGATTACCCTTTAAGAGCAAAAAAAATTGATTTTGTTCTTTTTAGAAATGGGTATTCAAAAGATGCTCCACAAATTAAAGTAGAATGTCTTGGAATATTAATTGGCGATGCAAATCCTGAATGGTCTGATAATTGGAAAGGCGGATGCTTCGTCATTCAATTAGGTGCTGTCGTTGCATAGCAGGCAACGTTTGCGGCTTTGCGAAGTGGTGGAAATCAAGGCTCAAATGTTCGCAAACCGATGAAGCTAAATTGAAAAACTAATGAACAGGATTTGCACTTCTGCCACCATTTTGCAAAACCGTTTGTTAGGTGCAGTGCTTTTCGGGTTCTCAAATTATTAACTTAAAAAATAAAAACAATGTCAAAAGAAAATTATCAAGAAACAAGAACCATTACCGAAGTTACTGATGGTAAAGAAATGATGACTATTTCAACTGGTGTAATGTGTTGCGGTCTTTACAAAAAATATGGCGTAACTCCGAAAGTTGGTGATGAATTAACTGTACATACCAAAGGCGGTTCGTTTGGAACTATCAGAGGTATGGATTTAAACGGCAAAAAAATCTTTTGGAAAACTGATAAAGAACTGGAAGCCGAAAGAGTTGAATGGTTGCGAAAGAATGAAGAAGAAAAACAACAGAAGTTTAAAGACAATGTAGCCGAACTGGATAAACAATACGATGCTTTACCTAAATGCTTTAAAGAACGTATTGATAAATTCAGAGCCAACAACGATAGATTTAGAATTGATTATGAAGGATACGAATTGTTTTGCTGTGAACAAGCCATTGCAATAGCCAACGGATGCAAAACGCCTGAAATGGTGCAAGAATTTGGCAAAAAAGAATGGGCTGAACAATTACTACAAGTTCCTGAATTATCTGATGGGCATAGTGGCAATACGTTTGGTGCTTCTTGCAAACTTGCTTATTGGTATTTGTCAAACCCTGAAAATGTACAAAAAGTAAATGGTGCTTTGTCGCCTTTGGTCGGGTCTGTTGAATATGGCGAAGTTGCTCGTTAGCATTGCACCTAACTCAATAATATACGCTACTTGTGCTTTCATTTTGCTATGAAAATTCAAAAAAATATAAGGGTGAATAAAGAAGTTTCCGAATGGATGGATAACCATCCACTCAGCAACAACAGCCTTGTAAATTATGCCCTACATCTGCTTATGCAGATTGAAGCCAATGCCATAAAGCCTTTGCATGGGGTAATGAAAGTAGAATATATACCAACACCGGAAGAATTAAATGAACCGCTACCATTTTAATATGAGACGTTTTCTTTTTACATCTGCATAATCAAATAATTATGAAAAACAAATACGCTTCCTTCTTTGCAGTTTATAATGCTTCTGTAAAAAGAGGTAACCGAAATAGCAAAGAAGAAACGATACAAGACTTTACCAATGGTCGCACAACTTCATTAAAAGATTTGAGTGTGTGGGAACTGCAAGAGCTTACAAGGCAATTGCAACAGTTCACACAACCAAAAGTGGTTGGCAAAGAAGATAACATGCGTAAGGCTATCATTGCAATTTTTAAGAGCATGGGACGAACTGTTGTTGATGCTAAAGCATGGGCAGAGAAGCAAGGCGTAAAGGGTCTTAAAAAGCCGTTTAACAGCTATACTACTGGTGAATTATTTGTACTGATACAAATAGCGGAAAAAATAAAAATAGACTGGCAAAAGAGCATAAGAAAACAAGTAACAGAAAAATTTGAACAAGATGAGCAATAATGCTGCAACCATATACACTATTACGAGTAACAAGTTCAATGGGAGTATTACCGTTGCATTTACACAAGAAGGCGAATGCGTTTTGTATGATGCACAAGTGGCGAAGTTGACCGCTACCCAACAGGACTGGATTATGAAAAGGCTTACATTAAAGCAAACAGGATTTTTGCAAGCACTAGAACGTGAAGGGGCATTTAATATTGTTGGGTCGGCGTATGAAGTTACCTTTGAGATGTTTTGGAACAAGTATGATGAGAAAGACCGCAGTAGTAAAAAGAAAGCTGAAACAAAATGGCAACGCATGAGCCGTGAACAAAAAATACTTGCTTATGCTCACATACCCACCTATTTTAAAAATATACCTGGCGGGGTTGCAAAAAAATATGCAGAGACATATTTAAACTCCGAACTTTGGAATAATTAAATTAGCAGTATGAAAAAACTATTTGCAATTTTATCAATCACTCTTGCCTTATATACAAAGGCACAAACTATTGAGAGTTACGACAAATTTTTAATAACACAAAAGCCCGATAGTGCTAAGATGTTATTGAATGATTTTGTAAAATATACTAATCATTCTTTTAAATACTACGGCACTGCACCTGCTACTGGTGATAATGTTACTGATTTAATTATTGGTTATTTGGTTGATATAAAAGATAGTGCTGCTAATACTGGTGAGCAATCAAGGCAATTTAATTATTTGAATAGAATAGGAAAACTGAATAGAGATAGCTACAAACCTAAAGTTGCATTGTTATTTTATTTTGATAAATACGGGGAACAAAATACATACTATGTTTTTAATCATGTGTATGGAAAGTTTGCAGACATTTTGCCAATATGGATAAAGTATTTCAATGCAAAAGCAAATGAGACAACAATCATTGCTAATGAATCGGACGACCCCGTTTTTTACAAAAGAGCAAATGGTAAATATGTTTCTTATCTTCTAAATAAAGAAGGCTCATTTGGTTGGTGCATTAAAATGACCATTGGAGATAAGCCAAACACAAATTAAAATTGTAAGTAAGTTTATAAGAAGTTTTAAAGCCATTGTAGCAAGCTGCTGCGATGGCTTTTTAATTTTACATCATGTCATACAATGGTGTGAATAAGGACAAGAGCAATAGCCATATCATGGCTGTGTATCAGTCTGTGAAGCATTACGATGTGCCCGATACCTACATTGTACGCTGCATTTTCCCCAAGCACAATATTTTTATTAGTTATAACACCTGGTTAAATATAAAAAACGGCGGCAAGAAAGAAACAACAGGCAAGCAACAACTTGCACTTTTCAATTAGTCCAACTTAAAGTTTACTTGTATTGAATTTTATGGTAGGACGTGGTGTGCGACTTAGCACCTTGCTTGCACTAACATCTTTTATCTGCGTTGTAAATATCATCTTATACACTTTCACTCCATCATCCCTCTGCACACGTTGTTCGCTCATCCTTATCAATGCACTATAATGGTTTTCATTGCTGCTCCATCCATGTAGGCAGTTGTATATTGCCTGTGTGAGAGCATAGAAACTTTTGCTTTTGTTTTTTTGCCCAACTGGTGCATTGCCGCTGCTGTTGCTTAATCTTACATCTGCAATTTTTATTTGTATCTGTGAAATGCCCTGTTGTATTTTGTTGCCTGCATTATCCCATTGTATCTGCAACATATCAATAAGCACACATGGGAATTTAACAGGAAAATTTGGGCTGTAATAATCCAATTGTCCCCAATCTTCATCAACGTATTTAAACTGCGTCAATTCGCTTGTAATGCGTTCTTGAATGTCTTGTAGTATTGCTTCCATAAAATGTATTTAAAAAGTATTTAATCGTGTTTGAAATTATCGGGCTTGAAAACATTTAGTAAACTGCTGTGCAGTTCTTTTGCATTAGCATCAACAATCTTTTTGATACTTGCATCTACCACAGGATGATCGCCGATAAACTGCCTTTTTGGTATCTTTATTTTTTCTCCAACTTTCATTAATGCCAGGCTTTTCCAAATTGCAGCTTCAGCAGTTAATTTCTCATTTCGTTTGTTTGCAGATGCCTCACGTGTCTTAACTTTAAATGTTACTGCATTACTTGCCTTATAAAACATGGCCCAAAAGAATTTTTTCATTTTTGCAGTAACTTCTATTTCCCCGCCATCGTTGTGTATGCCCATGTATGGCAACGATGAACGCCAAACAATTTGCCCCCCTTCAATAGTAGCCATAATGCTCCTGCGACCAGCACCGGTACGTAACATTAAACTGCCTTTGTTCACAGCCCATTTAGTATCAGCCCATTGCTGGTCAAAAAAGGCTTTCCGCTCAAAGTTCTTATCGAACTCTTCGCTCAGCTCGACTTTGATGTCGTTTAAAATGTTTTTAAAAAATACTTCAAATGCCTGCATTTTCTTAATTTTGAATGATGGAAACCATATTTGATTTTCAGCCTACGTTAAAAGAGTTGGCTTCTACTGGTATTGATAGCATTTCGCTATTGCTGGCTCATGGTATTCATATATCCGACCCTGTAAAAGAAGATGTTTATAAACAACTCGTTACACAAGATGATGCTTATTTTGATTTGGCTGTGCTTTTCGAGTGCCGGAACAATCAAAAAAAAGCGAATGAATTTTGGAAAAAAATACCTGCACGCCACCAAGAATATCTACTTGGATTCGATGATGTCGCTATTGTTAAGTAATTCCTTTATCTTACTTCCCAACGTGCTATAATCCTTCATCAAATGCGGCTGTAAAAATTCAACAGCTTTCTTCTCATCGATATTTTTTTTCTTCAAGTCAGATCTGAAATTTTTTACCCAAGATTTATATCCGTAACCATCTTCTAATATTTTATCCTGATTGCTGGCGTTGCCGCCAAATGCCTCAATTAATTGTGGGTATGTATGCCTTGCCACAAACTGATTAACTGTTTCCATCGATCTAACCTGTGAGCTTGTGAGCCTATAAAACTTGGTGTTTGTTTTTGCGTGCAAAATCTCGTGCCACAGAGCTTCAAAAGCATATTCCTGATTAAAAGTAAGTTGCCTGCCATCCTTTATAGCTTCCATGCCGGCCATTAATTCGTTTAATGGGTTAAAATGCTCCGGCATCTCAAAATTGTGTGAGCTTATAGTCAGTATTGAGCCGCCTTTTCTTTTCATTGTGGCCATATCAACAAAAGCACTATGCTGCATCATGAAGCCGTCCGTTTTCTTGATATTTACCTCCTTCAATCCCGTAGCAAAATTTTCAGGGAATTTATTCGCAAAATCTTCGATTACTTTTTTTACAACATCGCTATTTATCGATTTGAATTGTGTTAAATCAATACTATCATTGTTTGTGTTGCTGCTGTTTTTATCTGCCATGTCTTCAACAACACTCATAGCCTGCTTGCTCAATTTATAATAAGGATGTTTTGGCGGAAATATCACTTCCTGCTTGCCCGGATTGTATCTGAATATCTCACCAACTGCACTATCTGAAGCTTTCTCTGCAACATCCAAATCGGTGACCTCATATTTGTTTTTTAGCACTTGAATGATGATGCAACGGCAACCCCAATCGAAAGGTGTAAATGTTGTGTTCCAATATGGACTTGTGGCTGGTAATGTGATGCCGTTTAATACTGCATGTGTTGACCTTACCCTATCATCACCTGCTGTGCGTATCTGCAAATCATACCTGTCTGCATCTTCCATAAACTTGTGGTATTGAGCTGCACTCTGTGCTGCTGCAACTGCGTGTTGATGCTCTGCACGCAAATAGTTCTCATTGTAGGTGTCATTTATTTTTAAAATGTCCTGTTGATATTGCTGATAGTTTTTTATGTTCTTATCCTTATCAATTAATAGCAATGAAGCCTCTTTTAATTGGGTATAGGTTTTCATGCCACTAAAAACAAACACATCAGTTTGCAACTTTTGCAACATGGCTGCTGGCACTTCTGTTTCAATGGAGCTGGTGATTGCACCACCTAATACTTCATTGGTGGCATCAATCAATGGTCTTACCTGTTTATGGTCTAAATCACTTGCATCGAATGAGCCTTTGGTATGGATGTATTTTGCAGCATCATTGAAAGTGTCTTGCACTTTCTTATATTGCTTTTTATCTGTTGCACTTAGTTTAACATGAGCATACAGATGCACAATGCGATTGTGCATGAACTGGTATATGAGAGCAGCCCCCTG